TTGTTTTTAAATCTATATTGTGATTTAATGTTATTTCAATTGGTCTATCAGTAGATGGATTAGTTGTCGTTTGTGAGGTATTAGTAGGAATTGTTGAGGTATTTCTAACATTACTAATTTCTGTTTGAGTAATGTTTGTATTCTGTTTATTATTACTTTCCGCCTTAGTTATATCACCCGACATAAGTTTTTTAAGTTGGTCAAATATAGGATAATCGTCTTTTATTTTTTTAGATTCTTCTTCAGCATTTTTCATTCCGGTATCATAAGCTGAATTAAGTAATGACCCTAATTTTGATAAACTTTTCCCAATTTCTTGTCTTGCCTCTAATTGACTTATTTCCCCATCTGTTAATCTTTTAAGAACATCTAAACTTTTATCTATACCTGAGTCAATTGATGATGCAAGATTTTTTGTACTCATCTCTTTTGGTGAAAGTGTTTTTCTAACAGCTGTAGAAGTATCCCTAAGAAGATTTATACCACTACCCATCGCTTTAGTTTTTGCAACACCTAAACCTGTTTGGTCCGCTAATGATTTTATATCAGCTGCCATTTTTTCCGTAACACTTAATTGACTAACAGCCAATTCCTCCATTGTTTTTGGAGCGGTGTTAGCCATTTTTTCAAGATTGGCGACATCTGTTGCATTTAATTCATCAATAGCTTTAGTAATTGTTTGTCCTGTTTGCTCATCTTTAACTTGAACTTCATATTTACCTCCCGCACCCATTTCAGCCATATTGGCTATCATTTTTTGCTTATCTTCATCTAATCCCGGTAAATCAGGAAAACGGATTTTACTCATTTTTAGTTCCAAATCAGCACTACCTATCGCCATTTTAGTCAATTGTTCATAAGGTATACCCATCGCTTTGGATATCTCTCTCATTTGACGTTTCGCACCCGGCATAATTTCAAAATTACCATCTTTACCTAATTGAACAAATTGTTTACTCATTTGAGCAATTTGATTTTGTAATTCCGCAGGGTCATTTTGAGCTAAATCCATCATTTTAAGTGGGTCAAGTAAACTACTTTGAGAAACACCTAATCTTTGCATTGCAGCCGCCATTTCAATAGCACCTTCCGGGTCAAATACTTTTTCCGCAAACGCCAATGTTTGACTCATATCAATTCTTAACATACTCGCTTGAGCAGCCATTTTAGCCAAACCGGATACACCACCTTCAAAATTATATTTGTTAAGGGCATCCATATTTTGTAAAACTTTTGCCGAAACATCCGAGGCATTTACACCTGACTGAGTAGCAATATCAACAACTTTTTTCATTTCACCGGCAACTCGTCCCGCACCAATTCCAACATCTTTAAATCCTGACACTAATGTACCAACTTCTTGTCCAGTCACTTTCATTGTTGCGTAAAGGTCTTTATTTACTTCCGCAGATAATATTACGTTTCGTTGTAACGCCTTTGAAGCGTCCTGTTGTGTTTTAATAACGTCCGCGATATCCCCACCTAAAGTTCTAACATCAGTAACCGCCTCAGCCATAGTGGCTCTTAATGTTTGAGCCATTTCTTGACCCATACCAAATTGTTTTAAAAGGGTACTAGCTCCTTTATCAAGTTCAGCAACGACTTTACCAACAGCCGCGGTACTAAAATTACTCAATAAAGCTTCACCAAACGAATCAAGGATATCTTTACCTTTTTGTCCACTAGCATCTAAACTACTCGTATCTTGCATATTAAATTTGTTTTATAAATAAATACACCAAAGACACATTTTAATTTAGGTCTTTGGTGTATTATCTTCTAGAATTCTGTTTATTAAAAATTTCCTAACATAAGTAGGCATCTCGTTGAAGTCACTATACGATGTTCTAATAAATTTAGCCATCAAATAATATTCCTCAATTAGAAGTTGTCGATAGTTAAAAGAAAGGCCGAAAAAACTCAACCCCAAAGGTTATCTCGAAAGATACCAATTCTCCTGATGGGGCGGTTGCAGTTCTTTTAAGGTCTAATGACGGTTCATTTTCTCTTAAAAAAGTTCTTATGTATTTAGAGTCCATAATAGGTAACGTATCAACAAACATTGCAATTTTACCTCTATCGCTATCACCATCAATCTCAACAATTTGTTTTTGTAATTTCCATGTTACTCTTGGAGCTTGTCTTCCAACAGGATATTGTTCAACCATTTTATCCAACTCAATAGTATCATGAAAAGTGGTAGGTCTTAATTTAACCGTAACACCTGTTTTAGGTAATGTTGTAGTAAAAAAACCATTTTCATCAGGTTGATTTTTAGATTGTTTAATATTTAATTCATCCAACACAACAGTGTGTGAAAATGTTTTATTAGTACTTGGGTCAATTAAATTAATAATATATTCCGGGCCAAAAGAAGTATTTCTTAAAAAGATTAAAATTGCTTCAACATCACCATCCATTAATTCTTCAGGACGTAAATCATGTTCATACAATTTATTTCTTAATAAAGTAAATACAATATTTTCTTTACCAGCCATCGCTCCAATCAAATAATTTTCATCAGATGCTGTTAAATAACCTACTTTAACCGATTTTTTTTTGGATTTATAAAAAATTCCACCACTCGGTAATGATACCACATCATGCGGTAATGTGAAATTTTCTGTTGCTGCGTTAATTAAACTTTCGTCCATATAAATTTGTTTTTATTATAAAATATAATCGTATATGTTTTTTTATCAATAGTTAATAAAAAATCCACATATCAAAAATATGTGGATTCTTAATTTTAAATATAAAGTATTTTTTTAGTAAACTAATATACATCTATCCATACGTAATACCGCAGATATTGTTGCCAACGCGTCTGTATTATACGCTAATGAATCAAAGTTAACATCTGATAAGAAAGTTCCTTCTAATATCCATTTCTCAACAACTACACCCGTTGGGTCTAACATCTCAAGGTCAACATTCTTTTTATAACCCGCAGCATACCCCATACGTCCGGTAACTGATTCAGCACATAAACGTACCCATTCCATAAGTGCCTGAGACGCTGAAGGTCCAATTGGGTCACGGAATTTAACATTTATTGTACCCCAAGTAAAACGACCGGCAACATATGTTTCAGTGTTTAAAAATGGAATCGCAACAGGATTAATTGTTATTTTTGGTCTTGCTGCCGATTCTACGAACCATTCATTAATCCCTAATGTTGAAGGAAAACGTAATATAAACCTATTTTGTCTTTTAGGTTCGTAAGGTATGGGCATTTTCATTAATAAATCAGCCATTTCAATTTGTTTTTAATTTTATTTATTTTATCTTTATTTAATAAATATCACTATTTAAAAAATATTTTAGTTGACTTTTAGAATTTAATTTATTATCATTCTCTTCTAGTCCAGTTTATTTAATACTAGTTTTTTTATTTACTAGTTTTTTTTATTAATTCTTTTTAATTATAACTATTTAATATTCTTTTTTTATTCCTCCTGCTGTTGAATAAGTTTTAATAATATTTTCAGGGTCTTTCTCAAAATGTTTTTTAACTACATCCACATTTCTTATATCATCATCAGAAAAACCTACTTTAGGTACAAAATAATTACTAATTTTATTTTTAAAGTAAGCGTGTTTTTGAATATGGTTAGACATTTTCTTAACGTATTCAACAAACTCATCTAAAGCTTTAATTTTTCCTTCTTCCGGATTTGTTGCAGAACCCTCACCAAAAGACACAGGATAAAAACGACACATATCTAAATATTCTTTTATCATTTCTGATTTAGATAATTCTTCTTCATCCGCCAAATCTCGATACTTTTCTAAATTCTTAATTAATTCATTAGAATTTATACCGTTTGTGTTTGACACAATATAATTATAAACACCTTGTTTAAGTACATTCGGATTATGACCTCTTGCCGTTACTATAGAAAAAATTGACCCATTATTGATTGCCTCAACAAAATCACCCCAAGCCGGACCTGGTTTTGCTAACATAGCATCAACAATGAATTGTTTGTCACCTTTATCCCTAAAATATCTAAAAGGTTCATCAGCAAAACCAACAATAGTACGGTCATTATACTCAAATGGTTGATTACCAATTTCCGTTCTATAATCTGCAAAATCTTCAGTGGACATACCTACTTCACGACCTTCATCATCTTTTAAAATAATTTTTGTTGGCATTGTAACAATGTTATCATCCCAATCAAATGCGTAGTATTTTTCATCAGGTGCCCCTGCATCATCAATACCTTCTTTTAAAATTTTTTTATTAAACATAATTGTTATTTGGCTTAATTATGACCCACTATTACAATGGGCCATAATTTTATTTATTATATATTCTCGAAAGATGCTCCTGTTGGAGTGATATAGAACGTAATGTCTATAAATTCTAACGATTTGGTTGGTTTGATGTAAATCTTACCTGTCATTTGATTTCTGTCTAAGTCAGCTGCGTCAGACGAAACTGTTACTCGGAAATCGTAAAGACCTCTATCTCTTCTAATCGAATCTAATATTGGATTAACAGAATCTAAGAAATCTTGTCTTACTTTAGCATCGTTTTGTTCAAATAATAATCTAACAGAAACTGCGGATATTAATTTACGAGCTTGAAGTAATAATCTTCTTACGTTGATTCTATCAAGAGCCGATTGTCTAATTTGAAGAGTTTTATTACCCCAAATTACTGTTCCAACATCTGAAAACGTTGCGATTGGATTTAAACGACCTTGATATAGAGTATCTCTATTCTCTTGAGTCAATTTAACTCTCGCTTTAACCGCATTTACAATACCTCTCGTGTAACCCGCAGCCGCGAACCAAGGATAAGCGATGTTGTCTGTTAACGCTAAGTTTCTCGTTACCTCAGCAGTTGCTGGTAAGTAAATTTGTGTATTGTTAACCGTATCTCTCATTAATACCCAAGGGTAGTAAGTAGCCGTGTAGTTAGAGTCAATACCTGAATTTGCTAAATTATCTACTGCCTCTTGTGGGTAAATAAAATCAAATTGATTACCTGTCGAAGGAACATACATCTTGTAGTCAGGTGTTGTACAAACGTACAATGAATCCGCTCTACTATATTCTATCATATCGATAGCATTTTCAACTAAATTAGAGTTATTTACATAATCAATACCCGGTGTAACAAACACGTTAATGTTTACCGCTTCAGGATTTGCAAATGTTTCTTGACCCAATAAATAAGCGTAATAATCGGTATTCGCAAAATCTTGAGTATTACCTGCAACACTAATTTGTTTGAATGCACCCCAACCTGTCGCGGAAGGGTATCTTGCGGTAGAACAAGCTCCTTTTAAGTAACCTCGTCTACCTAATACAAATTCATCTTTATTTGTTCTAAATTCTCTATAAATGTCCCATCCATCAAAACCACCTTTAACAAGTAAAGTAAATTTACGAGCAAAAATTCTATAATAAGGATTTTCAGGGTCATCAGGGTCTGACGTAAATGGTGCATCACCACAGAAGAACGCCGGTGTACCACTAGTAACAAACACATTAGGAATTGTAATACCACTTGCGTTTTTATCCATATGGAATCCTTTTGTTCTAAAGTTCCAAGGTAAACCTTCAGTATTAAAACATACACTTGCTGGAATTCTTGTTCCTTTATATTGGAAGAAATCAACGTCAATACCTTCAGTATCTGAAATACCTAAGTAAGTTCTTCTTACATTATCACCCGCACTTGTAGTTGTGTCGTCCGCACCTGATGCTAAACCAAATGGTGGGTTATAAACAACCTCACCAGGATAGTAGTATTTAGCTTTGATTAATGGGAATGGTGGTCTTACACCAGCATATTCTCTATAATCATATCCTAAGAATCCACAAGGAAGTGCGTCTATCGGAGCATCCTCGTTAATCTCAACCATAATATAACTTGATAATAAAGGATATTCCCCATCTAAACTACCAATTTTTTTACCAACAAATGAATTTTCTTGAGGATTCATTGTACAATCAGTATATTTTTCAAGAACAACCGGTGCAGAATCTGTATCAAAGAAATCTCTAACCAATACATCAAAAGTACCATTGTTAAATGACATATTAGCTAACGATATCTTAATATCAACGTTAGCAGAATCACCATCAGCAATTGTTGTAAATTTAAATAAGTTATAAACTTTATTACCTCTTAATTCAGAAACAACCCAAGGTGATACCGGAGATTGATATTTTTCTAAATAAAATGCTATTGATGTTGGGTTAGCCTCTTGACGAGCATCAGGTAAAGCAGTTAATTCACAATTTAAACCTCTAATATAACCCATTCTCCAAGCATTTGTTAATAAAGCTTGGAATCTTTCTTCAACAAATAACGGAACTACAGTTCTTGGTTTAGAGAAGTTAGACGCTCCAAATACTTTACTTACATATTTAGGGTCAGAGTTTGAAAAGGATGTTTCAAAGAAATATTGGTCACCATCTTTACTTGTGATGTTAACACCAAAAGTTGAAAATGGATTTTTAGTTACACCAGAATATGTTCCTGTACAATCTAAAGTAACATCAGTTAATCCTGACACTTCATAAACCGGACCATCATCTAAACCATATGTTGAAAGACCTCTTGAACGTAACGTAGCGATTACTAAATCATCATAATCTGTATATGCTGTTCCCGAGTAGACATAAATAACACCTATCAATGTACCTGTATAACAATGAACCGGTTTTGCGGTTGTTGTTGAAGTAGTTGATGTTGATGTTGTAGTCGTACATGGGTCAGTCGTAGTAGTTGTTGTATGTGGGTCAGTCGTAGTTGTTGTTGTAATAATAGGTGTTAATGTTAATCCTGTTACAACAGACCAAAATGAAAACCCTGTATAAGCAGCATCACCAATATTATCAAATAATGAGTAATACCAAGGGTCATTTTGTGGTGCAGAATAATTACATAAATTAGCACTTACATTATCAACTTCATAAACATTTGTTTCTCCTGTATATACTTCACTTAATCCTGAATAAACACTTGTTGGTACCGCTCCATAGTAATAAATTGAAGTGTCTTCTTTTGATGGTGTTGAAACTACGTCAAAAATTTGTTTAGAGAAATCAGTATACAATGTACTCATACTACCATCAAACTGTTCGTAAGGTTCATACAAAATTGAAGATATTTCCGGTGCTAAATTAGATGTGTTTGTAAATACTACACTATCAATACTATTTGTACACGCCGAGAATTCAATCGAATAATTTATTGTTTTGAAGTCAACACATTCAGAAACACAGTTAACTGTTGTTGCACTTTCACAAAAGAAATCAACCGTTGTTGGGTTAACATTAGCTTTTGTTGTTATAGACCAAGATGGTCCCGCATCATAACCTGATAATCCTAAAACTCTTGTTACGAATAATTGGTTAGATTGTTGTAAGTATGATTTGGCAATATAAGCCGCTTCGTACTTTGGAATTTGTGTATTTATAAATTTTTCTGGAGAAGTTCCACCGAAGAAATTTGTGAATTCATCAAAATTTCGTATAAAGATAGGTTCGAAAGCAGGACCTTTTAAGGTCTCACCCACAATACCCAACGTGGTAACCCCCACACTTTGTGCTACGAAACTTAAATCAACTTCAGAAGTATATACTCCGGGAGATACGAATACTTTTTGATTTGATGCCATTAGTTTGTCTTTTTAATTTGTAAATTTATTTTTATTGATAAATATTATCAAAAAAACCAAAATACTTTACTTTGTTAGAAGTATTTATAAATTAGGTAGAATAAATTCTGCCTTTATTCTACCATGGCAGATAACGAAAAAAAAATTAAGAACCTAAAGATATCAATCGAGGTTCACAACATCCTAAAGACCTATTGTGAAAAGAGGGGGATAAAAATGTATCGTTTTTTAGAAAGAATGATTGTAGACCAATGTAAGGAAAAGAAGGATATTTATGGTGAGAACTAAAGTATTTGATTATCTAACTGAATAATACCTTCTTGTGAGTCATCATTTTTAACCACAATTATTTTTAAAACATCGTTGGTGTTTATCTGAATTTGAAGTAAATCAGACCCATAATATAGATTATTTAGATACACATCATACGACTCAATGTTGATTGTATCACCTAAATTTAAATCAACGGTATAATCAAAAATTTGTGATAAAATATTGTTCCCAGCAACAAATAAAAAATTAGTAATAGTAGATTCGTCTGTAATATTTTTTCTTCGACCACGAGTGAACGATTCTTTTTCAAATTCAATAACGGTTAAAACTCTTGAAACTGCCGGTGCAACTTCAAATTCGTTTTCATCAATTAAGAATCCTAACATTGTAAAATCATAACTTTGAATATAATATTTTCTTTTATCAATATTCATAACTGACTCATCAGTAATGTTATTCATAATGATTGGAATATAATGACCTTTGATAGTTGTATAAGCTTGACGAGATGCAAACATTTCAAGAATGTTTTTATTTAAAGCGTTTAATTCTCTCATTCTATTACAAATTATTTTAACACTATATGTAATATCAACAGGAACAGGTTGAGGTATTTTATATATATCCATACCATTTCTATTTCCATCCCAAGTTGGTACTTGAGCATAAAAATATTGTTTTCTATTTGGTATATTATAAATTGTTGCAGGATTTGTTCCGAATTTAACTTCCGGGTTTCTTACAACAGTAATAAACGGAGGGGAAACGTTTGAGTCCAAATCTTGAAAATTCCAAGTTTCGGTAAATTGTGACCAGTTCTGAGATGTAATTATGATATCAACCATTGGGATTACTTGACCATCCACAATTGTCTGTAATTCATTTTGAACAAAATTTAACATACCCCCATCCAAATCGGCGTGTAAAATTGATTTTGGTAAATAAGTTCCGTCTTTATTAATTTTTTCCAATAGTTGTTCTCTTCTTGGGTAAAGAGTTTTTGGAAAGGTTAACGGAATTGTTTTCTTTATTTTATTTGGTAATGGCATGTTATTGTTTTGTTATAAATATTTTGTTTCTTAAGTTTATCATTTCAACTTCACCGGCACGGTATATTGGTTCTTCGGTGTCTTTTATAACATAAGAATTGTATTTATATGGATTATAGGTAACTACGTTATCATTTGGTTCACTTGGTAAATTTTCACAAGGATATTTACAATAATCCATTAATGTTCCAATTACAAATGAATGAACATTTTTACTTTTTTCTCTAACTACTTTTTCTCTTCCACCTTGTCTAACTCTAAATTCAACATCTGATAATTTAACATAGTCGGCATGAGTAATAACTCTTCCACCATAGGTTACTGAAAAGGTGTGTTTGTGTAAGTTATAATAAACCATAACTTTATCACCTATATGTTTTTTCTCCTCATTATCGTGACCACACTTGTGACAGATATAAGGGTCGTTTCCACCATCGGCTAAAGCCCAAGACCAACCACACTCATCACAAATCACTTCTGTGTCGGTAATGGTTTCTAATAGTCTTCTATATTGACTTTCATTAATTTTAATTTTCATAATCGTAATATGTGGATACTGATTTAACAGGTAAATTAAAATTATCTTCAAACCATTTTTTCATAGGTTCTTCCCAATGTCCTTCAAACATGTCATCTAAATGTTCCGCGTGCTTACCAATAACTTCTAAAATTGGTGCTTTATCTCTAAAAGGTTTATGTGATGGTTCAGTATTATAATAATCAACATCAAAATAATAAAAAATAATATCAGTATCATAAATACCTTGATAATCACCTTCAAAGAACATTAAAAAGTTTTCGTTTTCTCTATCAACATCAGGATATCCATCTTCATCTTCATCCATACCATAAACCCAATCCATTTTACTTGAATTAAATGTTTTATCAATATAATTGTATATTGAATTGAATAGTTTATTTTCTGTTATTATTAGTTTCATATTTTGTTGATTTGTTTTAAGATGTCCCTCCACACAATATTTTCATGAAAATCGTTATTGGTAGTTACCGCCTTTACTGGTAAATTATAATACTCCTCCACCCATAACTTAATAACCTCACCAATCTGTCTATTTCCCATACCGAAAAGACTTTCCAAATAATGTCCAATGTGTTTATATGAAATATGTACCACATTACTTTTTGTATTGTAATCAAATATAATTTCACCATCTTTTATTAATAAAATGAGAAATTTATTATAATCATACAATTTCAAATCTCCATATTCGGAGTTTAGAAATTTAATTACAATGTTGTGTAATCTAGATTCTGTTATTATTACTTTCATTATAATCCTCTAAATTCGTTTTCCGTTACCGGAGTTGCTACATATGATTTATAAAATGGTTTATAACCGGCATATGTATGTTTATTATCTGAATTAATTCTTCCGTCATCGCTAACCACGTAATATCTAACTTTTGTTTCTGTTTCATAATAACCAATATAATCCCCATAATTAATTTGAACCCCTAAATCGTTAAGTTGAGCGGCGTAAATCGCAAACTTCATATTACCAGGTTCTGATTGTGTAATTTTTGAATTACCCAAGTATTTGGTTTCAGGTGGAAGTATTTGAACATAAGCTTTAAACTCAATTGGTGGTAAATATTTTATACCATCAGTCATTACCTCACCATAAACATCATCTGTTTTGGTTTTCAATCTGTCTACCTTATACAGGACTAACGTAAAGTTCATATCACCATATAACCATTCCTCCCCCATAGAGATGTCTAAATTGTAATCCTCCGCTCCGAAGAATTTACCTATTCTTGTAATTGGTACTAAATTTCTACTCATATTGATAAATATTAAATAATTTATTATATTTCTATTAAAAGATTAAAATTGGAAAACAATACATCAGAAAATTCTAATTTAACAATAGAACAGAAAGCAATATCTCTCCTTGATACTTACGAGGGGGCGAATAACTATATCCTTAAATTAAAACTACAAAAGGACACCAATAAAAGATTTTACCCTACTCGGGCACAATCTGACTATATCATTAATTATTACGGAGTAACACCAAAGGTAGCCAAAAGATGGGTTGATTTAGACCCTTACTTTGCTAAAAAGATTGCCGATGAAAAATTACTAACCACGATTCCTGAACAAATATGGGTTGAAAAGCTATTAGTTGAGAAAGACAAATCCTATCATGTTTGGGGAAAAATTACGGAAGGTGAAACTATCCACGATTTTTGGCTACCAAAAGGTGCTTTAATTAAAACCCACGTTATTAAAGATGTGAAAATTGATTATAGTAAATATAGTCATAGACCACCTCTTGAACATCAACCAATTGCTATTGAAAAATTAGTTGGGTCAAAACGATTCATATTGGCGGATGATATGGGTCTTGGTAAAACAACCATTACCGTTATCGCGGCTTTAGAGAGTGGTGCTAAAAAAATATTAATTGTTTGTCCGGCATCTCTGAAGATTAACTGGCAAAGAGAGATTGCAAATTATACAGATAGAAGTGTTTACATTGCTGAAGGTAAAAACTTTTCAATTGAACACGATTTTGTAATTGTTAATTACGATATTCTTAAAAACTTCTACGATTTAAAAGACAAAGAAAATTCATTAATAACTCAAGGAAATTTTGACCTTATTATTTTAGATGAGGCACATTATGTGAGTAATGGTCAAGCAGCAAGAACCAAATTGGTTAATAGTTTCTGTAAAAAAGTGGATAAACTTTGGTTATTAACCGGGACACCTATGACCAATAGACCAATGAACTACTTTAATCTGTTGGCATTAATTGAAAGTCCTGTTGCTCAGAATTGGATGGCTTACGCTATTAGATATTGTCAAGGTTATCAATTCACTGCGGGAAGTCGTAAAATATGGAACGTTACCGGAGCATCAAATTTGGAAGAATTAAGAGACCGAACTTCAAGACAAGTTTTACGAAGATTAAAAACCGACGTATTAGATTTACCTGAAAAAATTATCACTCCAATTTATTTGAGATTAAAATCTAAAATGTATGAAGGGTTAATGGGTGAGTATTATGATTGGTATGATAAGAATCCGGATGAAAGTACATCATTAACGGTTCAGTTCAGTAAACTAATGAAAGTTCGTCAAGTAATTGCTGAAGAAAAAATTAAAGACACAATCGAACTTGCTGAAAATATTATAGAACAAGGTAAGAAAGTTATTATTTTTACTAACTTTACTGACACTCTAAATAAAATCTCCGAACACTTTGGTAAATCGGCGGTTAAATTAGATGGTTCAACGGCAAAACCTCAACGACAATACGCTGTTGACCAATTCCAAGAAAACGAAAAAATTAAAGTGTTCATTGGAAACGTGAAAGCTGCCGGTGTTGGAATCACATTGACCGCCGCTGAAGCAGTTATTATGAATGACCTATCATTTGTTCCGGGAGATTTATCTCAAGCTGAAGATAGAGCATACAGATATGGTCAAAAAAATTCGGTATCAGTTTATTACCCAATCTTTGATAATACCATAGAAGGGATAATTTATGATATGGTTAATATGAAGAAACAAAACATCGGAACGGTTATGGGAGATAACATTGGTGAGAGTGGTGACTTCATTGAAGAACTTATGAATAAAATCAACACCCGAAGATAATCTATTTGTTGAGATATTTATAAGAAATAAATAACAAGCCGAATGAAACATATTGAAAATAAAATCAAACTCATTACGGAAGAGATTCAAAATGTTGAAAAACAAGAAAATGAAACACTCTTTCTTAATGAGATGAAAAAGATAGGAATCGATAAATTACCTTATTCCTATTCAGCACTAAAGCAATTTATTGATGCTGAAACAATGAACTACCATTATAACAAACATTATAAAGGTTACGTAGATAAACTAAACGCCGCTCTTAAAAACAAAGATTATGGTGATTTAGAACTTGAAGAAATAGTTAAATCTATCAGTAGATTTAATAAAACTATAAGAAATAATGCAGGAGGAGCATTTAACCACGCATTATTTTGGAAAATGTTATCACCAAAAACTCAAACTCCAAATGGTGATGTAATCAAACAAATCAAAAAAGATTTTAATACATTTGCCAACTTCAAAAAAGAATTTGAAACTATTGCAAAAGATAGATTCGGTTCAGGATGGGTTTGGTTAGTCCTAACAAAAAGAAACACCTTAAAAATTGTATCTACCGCAAATCAAGACAATCCATTAATGAATGTAGTTGAAGATGGTGGATACCCAATTTTAGGATTAGATTTATGGGAACACGCCTACTACCTAAAATACAGAAACAAAAAAGATGACTACATTAAAAACTTTTGGAAATGTGTAAATTGGGAATTTGTTAACAAATTATACACAATGAGAGTGGATAATAAATTAAATGAAAGTGCTGAATTAAAATCTGTTATTTCTGAAGGTAAATCTGAAAGATGTAGTAGAGAAATGAATGAGGCGATTCGTATGGTATTCAACATCAATCCAAAAGTTAAAACAATCTTCAAAGACGGAATTAACAGAATGTTAAAAGAAGTTTTTCCCGACAACTATTATGGAAATAACGAATATGCCGAAGGTGAAGTTGCCGGAGTATATGATTTAGAAACTCAAGGTCGTTCAGTTTTAAATAAACTAAACACAAACTATAGTTGTTTTTGTGTTTTACTTAATGATGTTAATCAAGTTTT